GGAGTATACGGCCAGCAAGGTGGCTCTCTCACAGCCAAGAAGTACTTATCTCTTTGCGAGGTATACCAGATGATGAAGGAGTTATATCCGTCTCCCCAATATCATCCTAATTTAGTACTTGCTTTAATGGCTAATATGGACGTCGAGTCCGCCGGATTTCAACCAAATATCGGCGGCGATCTGACAAAATCCACAGGGAAAGGTCTAGACGCCATTGGCTGCACCACATCCACCGGAGCGTGGAAGTGCCACGCCACCGACAACCCCATATACGAACATTGTTCGCATGGTCTGTTCCAAATGAACGTTTGTGGCAAAAGCTTTATGGGTGGTCAATTTTTAGTACACCACAAAGTCTGGAGCGATGCCAAGAAAGCCCCCGGAGATCCCATCAGAGCCAAGCAACTGCTTAATGATCCTATAGCGCAATTGGAATTTGTGAGGGATAACCAACTTCCATTAAAGGCCTCCGCGGCCGCCCTGCAGCGCCCCCACGCCCCGGATAAGGGCAAGAACGGCAGAAGCGGATCTTGGGCTTTGTGGTTTCAGGAAAATTTCGAAAACATGGTGCGAGATGATATTAGAGAGAGAAAGGCACAAGAGTTTGTTAGCAAAGTTGCCGAGTGCGACCCCGCTCCGCCGACAGTAGCCAAGGTAACCCCGGCTCCCCCAGCCTGTAAGGGCCCCAACGACGGCGGCGTTGCAGGCACGGATTTCCAGTGGACTGATGAACTTCCCGACGGCACGTGGGATTGGGAGTGCATAGTGTAATATGGCAAACAGAGATTTATATGATTGGTCAACTTTTACAGCGGGAGAGAATGCCATGGATTTGTTTGGCCACGCACTTCGCCAATCATTGTCCTCCGATTCCTTTGCGGGAAGAACAAAATTTCGCGCCCAAGTGCTTACTCCCGTCATGACACTGAGTGCTCTACAGGCCCGCGGTATTACCGGCACAGGAGGGGCCGCAGCCGTATCAGAAAGCTATGCCTTTAGGGCCCGCATATTAGGCGAAAACTCTCCCCATGCATTTTTGCCGGATCCGTGTGATGCCGCCTTTGCAACCAACAAAGATTTTGCACATCGAGCCAGATCTATGCATACGCTTTTTCTTGTTTCGACAGAACAAGATGTATCAACGGTATCTGTGGGCGATCTTGTATATGTAGAATTGGAAAGAAGCAATAATTCGTATAACTTGGAACATGGTTTGTTTTTATCGCTTTTGAGCGAAGAAGCACCCCCCACAGCCGGCTCAGAGTGCATCACTATGTCCGATTTTGATTGGACCGCCCCAGACAACCCAGTCGTTGGCTCCGCCAGCGACGGGGGCAAGAGATCAAAGCCCCAGTATGATCCAGAGGTTAGAGAAAAGGGTAAGAAATATGCGTCAGTGAAGTGCACTCGCGAGTCCCGCGCGATATCGAGAGCGGAATTGATGAAGATTGAGCCCAAAATAGAAGCCAAAAGATGCAAACAGTTTGATGGAGGTGATAATCTTTGGAGATGTTCACAGCCGACGTTGAGTACCCTAAGACATGTTGCCAGTAAAGGTGTTAAACACATCATTAAGCTTAACGGCTCTTCCGGCGGCGACTTGTCCTATAGCTATGATCCTTCAACCGGTCTTTGTATCGGTCACGATCTCGAACAAGCAGCTTGCGATGCCTATGGCATGGAGCTTCATATCATCGACGCTGCCCTCGGCTGCAAAGTTGGCCGCGGCTACGCCGGCAGCATCGCGAAGATTAATAAGGTTTTTGACATGAAAAACGCCCTGGTTCACTGCACCCACGGTGCAGATAGAACAGGGTATGCGGTTGCGCAAAAAAAAGGCGGCGACAAGGAAAAGTTGTGGGAATATACAATTGGCTACAATCAGTGGAAAAACGTCGTGTGTAAAAGACCCCAGAGCGGCTTTGTCTGGTATTTGGAGGGCTTTTACCCTGTACGAGAATTCTGCAAATGCCACCCAGAATGTGGCCTGTGCAAAAAAAGCCAAATCACCCATAAGGGTTGCCCAACCCTCGATCTTACTAATATCCAGCCGGATCCGGGTCACGCCATCATAGGCCAGAGAGTCGGCACTGGCGCATGCGCAGGCGCAGGCGCCCCCAGCAGTTGTAAGTATATAGACGCCGGCCACAGAAAGGTGAAGAGCGGCAAAGAAGGCCTCAATTACCATTGGGCGTGGATGGACGAAGATGAGGTCTTCTCCGGAGGATGGTACCCGGCCTGCGGTGTGGGCCCTACATGGGACTATCTCGTAAAAACAGGTAAGGTAAAGGAGTAGGTATTATGTCAAATTTAGATTTATATGATTGGTCAACTTTTACAGCCGGAGAGAATGCCATGGATTTGCTCGGTAAAACAATTCGCAAATCACTAACCAGCGACTTCTTTAATGGAAAAACAAGATTCCGCGCCCGCGCACTTGATGATCAAATGACACTGAGTGCACTACAGTCCCGCGGGATTAACGCAAGCAATACCGGCGGTGGGCACGGAGAAAGCCATGCATTCCGCGCGCGAATAATAGACGAAAACTCACCACACGCATTTCTGCCAGACCCATGCGATCCAGCTTGGAGCGGTACCAAACAGTTTACGCAAAGAGTTATTGCCATGCATACGTTGTTTATAACATCCGATCAGGCCGAATCACCGCGCATAACGAGAGGTGATATTGTTTATGTGGAACTAGAGAAAAGCGATAATTCATATAATCTCGACAAAGGCACATTCTTAAGACTATTAAGCTCGGAAGCTCCAGAGACATCTGGACAGTGTTTTGCTTTAAAATTATCACAATTGTCGCTTGAAACTGCCATACCTATGTCCCTTGTGCCGAAAACGGATCCTATTTGTACACGTCGCGACGGAAAATGCGCCGATGTGCCCGAAGAGCAGAAACCAAGTAGTCCAGACACCTATGCCCTCATCACCGAATCACAGGCCGCCAATTGGGATTTCTACAAACGTAAAGCCGAACTTAATAAGATAAGGCATGAAAACGAAGCGCTTGCCAAAGAGCTGCAAGCTCTGAGCAAAGAAAACAACAGGCTGCTGGAGACGTCCCTTGATGCCATAGGCATCGTATTAGATGTTATTGGTCTTCTTGGTCTGTGTGGTGTCGGCGAAGTAGTTGCAACGCCGGCAACGGTAATTAGTTTATGCTTAAACCTGTATCGAGGTGATATCTTTAATGCACTGGTCGACTTGATCGCGCTGATTCCAGTATACGGAAAAGCAGCAAAGGCGGGCTCTCTTGGCCTCAAGGGGGCCCGCGCGGCCTCAGCGATCTCTCGCGCCATCAAGGCTAGCCGCAGTGCCGGGAAAATGATCAATTATTACGAGGGTGTCGAAGGCGCCTACACAGCATACAAGGGTACGAAAGCCTTATTTGGAATAATACCCCCGCGGTGGGTTGCTAAATTGTTTATGATGCCCTCCGGACCTCCCGGCTCCGGCTGCATGTACCGGAGAAGCGCAGGCCAGGCCGGCTGCGATCCGCCGAAGTACTACGAGAAGCTCACCAGCAAAGACTCCATTTTGTTTAGGATTCTGGACATCGCCCACCTGCTTGGCATCGGCGGGTGGGGCTACACAGGCATCGGAAAAATGGATCAGGCCGTCAGCGATCTTCTATGGTTTGCAGAGTGGGTTCATAACCTAGATGAAATTCAGAACGCCAGATCGATTGGAGATCCGTGCGATAAAGAATCGAATCCGGATTATCCAGAGAAATGCTTTATACCGCCGGTCGGGTGGGAGGATCCCGATGAGGGCTGGGGCGCGGACGGCGGCGGCGGCACCATCGAAGATTGGTTGGAGGAGATCGGTCACACCAAGGAAGAATATAAAACCTGGGTGATACGGGAGAGCGTCATGGCCGCTGACCTGGAAGAGGCCAGGACTGCAAAAGCGGCCAAGGACAGCGATTTTGGCGCCCCTCTAATAGCCGGCGCCGATGGGAATGTTCACTTCGCGCGTACCCGCGCCATTGTCGTCATCGAGGACGACCGGTCGTACGCCTTCTGGAGACCGGGGGATCCTATTCCAGACTGGGTGTTCTCCAGCGGACCACCGCTGGTCCTCGATGAATAAAAAATCAATATTATTTTAGACATTATTAACAAAATGCTAATTATTAATACACAAAACAACCCATATGGGTTTAAAATTGATAAAGAGAAATAAATATGGCAGAATCAGATAGTACCCCATTATCGAAACAAATTAACGCCGGCATTGAGGGTGGCCCCAAACCATCTCAGTTGCCACCTAAGAGCGGCCTTTACCATACGGTTAATTTAGCCGAAGACGCTGAGACATACTTCAAAAGAGCCCAGAACGAAAAGGTAATGAAAAACGCCGGCGCATATATTGTGCTGGGTACAGACCGCCCCGCGTCAGACCGTGATGGATATGGCGCCTGGGGGGCTGACAAAGCAGCTTCAATTGATCTTGTGGTAGGGCGCATGGCCGCGGCCCAAGGCGGAAAAGGCCCAGACACGCCGGCTTGGGTTGATAATAGTTTCTCGGCCGATGCCGCTAGAATTCATATTAGTCAATTGACCGACGTTGATCATCATTTTGACATTCCGCCAACCACACAACCAAATGCGGTTGCTCGCTCTGCAATTGGCATCAAAGCTGATGCCGTTAGAGTAATTGGTAGAGAGGGGGTCAAAATAGTGAGCGGTGGAGGCCAAAACACATATGGAAACGCCGGCGAAACCAACTCTCAGGGCGCAAAGATCCATCAGCCTTCTCCAGAAATAGCGTTTATTGCCGGCAATAGCACAGAAGATCGCGTTACCTGGGGCGGCTTGTTTAATCCGCGTGAGACCATCAAAGGCCTTCAACCGCTTTGTTTGGGATATGTTACACGTGATGCTTTTGCAGAAATTGCCGAAGTTGTTGATCAGATATTGTCGATTGTATTGCAGTTGGCCGTAATACAAGAATTTTTTAATAGCATTTTAGGCATAGATCCGCTGCGCTCGTGGATAGCACCCGCTTCTGTTTCAGCAAACGCGATGGAGATTGGGTTTGTGAATATGAGCGCCTGGCTTCTAAAGGTCAATTTAATGTTATTTAATTTTAACTATCTAAATGCTTTCGGGTACAAGTTTATCTGTAGTACAAACGTTAAAACCACCTAAAACGAGAAAAAACCAGATATGGCTGAGTCAAAATTTTTACCATTTCAAGATCAAAATGGAGATATGTTGCCGGATGTTTGTCCGGAAACTGAACCAGCGCAAGATATATGTTTAAAGTGCTCGCCCAATCCGCTAGCAACAGTTCCAAGTTGGAGGAAAAGATCGCAAAAAACTCCCTTTTTAAATGAAAAGCTCTGTAAATATCAAGTAACATATCGCACCCAAGAAAAAGTTTTGGGAGGTGCCATTGATTCTCACTGGGAAAAATATGCGCTTCCATGGGAAGATACGGCCGGCAAAGAACGCCAGGGAGCTATTAAGAGGATATTGATAGCAACAGGAAAAGATTATTCTCAGGAAACAATTGACCAAGTTAAAGTAGATCTTGAATATACCGAATATTGGCTCTCGCCACGCACCGGATCATATGTCAGGCTTCTCTACTCCGTTGATTTTGATATAATTGATGATCTGCCAGAGGCGGTCGAGGAAGAAGAAGAGGCGGATGAGCCCGGAGACAAAACAGTAACTTACGATGCTCATGATATGCTTGTTAAGAGCATAAGAGTTAGAAAGGGCCTGAGCCTCTACAACCGTTATTATAAAGTATTTACAGCCATGGAAAACGCCAATTTGGTTTTTTCTGATACTGGTAAAATTTTCGACTTGACAGACTACGGAGATTCGGGCCTTTGGGGCTCTAATTCATTACTCGCGGGTATTTTAGGCGAGTTGGATGCATGGTTAAATGTCAAAGGATTTAACATTCCCAACACGGGTCAAATAACTTTTTTTAAAGACAAGGTTTCTAAAATAGAATTTACGTTTGATCCAAAATATAAATTAAAAAAGATGAAGGTATGGACCGATGATTGCGGTGAGGTTCCAAAATATTATAGCAAGGCACATCTAGCAGATTTGAACGCCAGAAGATCATGGCGCGACAAGACCGCTGTTGCATATTTTGCTCAATTAGATGAATTAGAATCTGAGATGTCTGCGCGCGTGGAACAGCCGTGGCTTGAAGTACTTAAAACATACACATACCCAGTAATTCATTCAACCTTGCACGCCGGCCACCAAGACGTTGATGAGAAAAGGGACATTCCTGGGTGTATCGCTGAGGTATTAGAAAATGAAGCCAAACAACTCGGTCAAGATATTTTAGATGATGTGTTTAGTATAGGTGATGCAATCGCATACGCATTTCATAAAAATCTTTGTCGACACAATCCCGACGAAGTGCACAAAGACAATCTCGATATAGGCATGCCGTTTGGAATTGCACCAGAAGAAACCTCGGGCCCGAATATCTTTGCCGCGGCCACAATGCAAGCTTATAAAGAGATCGATCCTAGAGATCAGGTGTTTGCTCACTTTTGTCTTAGGCTACTTTCCTTTTCGGGCGCCGGCGAAGGCTGCCCTCCCATGGGCGCCGGTTCGGGCAGCCCCGTTCAGATGATAGACAATCTATGGGCTTTTGGTTTTGATAGAATCAAAGTGTGCGGGTTGCTTGATCTTTTAATGCAAGTTATGGATTGTTTGTTGGGCGGCCTAACGCTCGACGAAGCTTTACGTAAAATGCTGCTGAGCGCACTCAAAGCCATGGCCTGGGATGACTTTGGCGAGATTTTTGTTGGACTCCCTCCAGACGAACAAGAAAAATTGGATGAACTGGTTCATAAGAATTTGGCAAACCCTCCTGGCAATCAAGCTGTGCCAGGGTTATCCCGGGTCCAATCTGAACCTTATTCGAGTAATGAGAGCGGCGTATTTAATGATAACCCCGAGGCATTCTTTGGTAAATTTACCATTTCTAAGCCCTGGGAGGATGAAGAAATAGTAGCAAAACAAAAATCCACCATGCGAGAGAATAACGGCAACATGGTCCCAACTAAGGCCCCAGGTTTCAATGACGACCCAACCGTTGTCCGACGCACTCTTCGTCAAAAACTTGCGTTTGCGGATACAGAAGCCGCCAACAACGATTTAGATCCAAATCTAATAATGGATGCATATATTATGGCACTGCTAGAGTATTATCAAGATGACTTTTTGTCACTTTTAGATAAACTAAACTCACTCCCGGGCGCCCAGATTATTGGTGTATTAATTTCCACTATAGAGTGCCCTCGGCCTCCGCTCTTTAATCCGGGGGTTATGGACTTTGTTAAAAGTATAGGGTTGCCGTTTTGTCGCGGTAAACAGGAGATCGTATTACCTCGATGGGAAAATCCATTTGGATATATTCCAAAACTAAAAGATATTCTTGCAGCAATTTTTGAAATGCTCAAGAGACTTGTAATACAATTGGTTATTAAAATTATTGTTCGTGTCTTGGTAAAAATATGTGAGTTGATAGGGGATGCTATATGCAAGGCCCTAGAACTAACGGGAGATATTGTAGGATCTCTCCCGGCCGTTATTGGCGGCCGCCAGAAGTTCTCTGATGTTATTAGAGACTCTATCTGTGGCCCCGATGCAGATAATAGTATGGTTGATAATACGGTCACTCAACTGATGGCAGATTTGGGCCCGGGCGGCGCCGCACTTGCGAACCCTGCCCGCGCCCTAACATTTGCAGAGGATTTGTCCGCCATCTCAACACAAAACGAATTGGTAAATGCAATATTGGGTGCGCCTTCACAAGAGTGGATGGACCTCGCACAACAAGTAGTCGAGAACGAATACCCAGATTATGAAGATGCTCTTCCGAATGGTGAAGCAATTGCGGCATTCTTCAAAAATGTGGGATTCTTAATGCCGGCACAATTCCGGAAAGAGTTGAAGGACTCAATAAGACTTGGCCCTCCCCTTCAAGATCTCCCGGCGAACCCAACTCTTTGTGCAACCCCGGAGAAGATTGAAGAATTCAAAAATATGCGTTGTCAGATGCTCGCTGGGCGCGCCAGCCAGGAGCAATGTGAGGTGATGTTTGACAAGTGGCGCGGAACAATGCTGGATGATTTGGGCGAAATGGCCGATATAGTCAACAAGGGTATCGGCCCATATATTGCCGATCAAATGCCTCCGCTATTCTCTGATCCGGGTTGCGAGAACGGATTACTTCCGCTCGAATCAGAGATACAAGCTACAACCGCCACTTCCGTGCTAAAGAAAGATATGGATAAGTTAAAGGTGGAATTTTCAAGTGATATGCTTGAAAACGGTCCCGGTAAAACAAAGTGGGGCTTCATTAACATGGTTATGTCGGATACAATGGCGCAACCGTTTACGACACACCAAAGAAAAGTGTTTTCAAGCAAGGAAAATGTTGATTTTTACGTAAATGTCCCCTTTACTACAGCCATCGCCGGTGTCAACATTCCCGCCCTCGGAAGCAAATTTGCGTCCCTAGCGGATCAGGAAGGCGCCTACCCGGAATATGTAGCAGAATATCTGATGTATCAATTCCAGAATGCTGGTGGTACTGCAGCCGCCCCCGAGACCGCCACAATTTTGGATTTAAGAGATTCAATGACGTTTAGTAGCACGAATCTTTATCAGCAGGAAAAGGTTTACAGAAGATCATTTGATAGAATGAATATAGATCTCGGCTCTGTCGATATGACACTTGTGCCGGATCCCGGGTATAATGTGGATGTTATACCTGATATGGAAAATGAACAGATGGTATTCTCCAAGGCTCCTAGAAAAGAACATGATGCGGCAGACATTGTTTTAAGTTTTAGGGATAATGCCAAGGGGATGCGCTTGGGTCCGAATGGAGGCCAATCAGTCTGGGCATATGGGTTTGATTTAAGATGCTATTTTTCTGATTTGGTCAAGATTGGTTCCGATAGCGATCCTACGGCCGGCAGCATGGTCAACCACAAAAGCGATAATATAAGAATGTACATCAATGAGATGATCAATTTGGACGCAGAAGTCTCGGATGATAAGCAAAAGCTTCTTGCCGAAGATCCAGAAGTGGATGCCAAGAAGCGCCAAGCAGAAGGCAAAAACAACGGAGAATTAAAATATAGAAAATATGAATTTATGTCGATTGATGATGGTTTAGATTCTATTTTTCGTCCTGATACTGATAAAAATGAATTAGGGTTGGTCGATTTTCCACATCTCGCTGAGTCTTTTGAAAGATATGTGCCAAACCCACCGCAAGTATTGGCGTTGTATGATTTGTTTAATGGCGAAATAGATCGAACCACCATCAAAGAAGCATATGACTCATTTATGAGTGCACAGTTTAGGAAGGTGGCAGCCGAAGTTGGCGCCAACGAGCAGGCGTGGTTATACGGCGCCGAATATGATGATCTAGGATTTGCTGATTTTGATTATGTGGTGCCGAAATCAGCAACATCCTTGTTTCAGGGCGCCTCATCCGGCGATCTGATATCCAAAGCAGAGGTCAAACATTACGACAGCGATGGAAAATACACAGGCACCAACCGGCCAGTCACAGAGGATGACGCAATATTGGGGGAAAGCCGCGCCCAGAACATTGATGGAGAGAGCGCTCGTGTAATATATCTAGATCCAGGAAAGTATGGTGGTACATATATGAACCCACCGCTATACGTTAGACCGTTGACCGGCTCTGGTTGGTCTGGAGTTGTTGATCTACTATTCCCCGAGATGGCGCCATGTAAGCCGGCATTCACCGATTTGGTTGATTTTGGAGAAATTCAAGACAAGATTGACCAAATGTACCCGACTATTCCGGAAGACTCTCGTCTTAAGTCAGATCCCGACTGTGTGGTGGAGGTTCCATATAATAGAATTCTAGAAAGAGCTTCCCGTGCTGGCTTAATGGGTGTTATTATGTCTGCCATAAAAATGTTTGTCAGCGTACATTTCCTAAAATCTTTGGCAACCTTTACAAAATTTGCACCTAAATTCCCAAACAACTATAGCAACGTATATGCGGCCTATATTATTGCAAGAATGGAAGAATCATTCAAGGACGCCGGCGCAAATTTCTTGAGTCCCTTTAAGGACACAGAATTTTGGTTTGCATTTTTGGAACAATCAGTTCAATTATATGCATATCGAACGGGCCCAAACGGCGACATTCCAGTGGAAGACGTTCCGGTGGCAGTGGACGAAGCATTAGCTAGACTAGATGATCTACAAGAAGACTATGATTATCCATTTTATGAGGATCTTATGCTCTCCCGCGGCCGCGAGATCTCGGCCGCGATCTCCCGCGGCCGTGGAGTGTCTAGCATCTTTAATACTCTAGAACATTACCGCGAAGACAAAAACTTAGAGGCCATTTTTGAAACCGCCGATGATGCAAAGATTATATTACAACAGCTTGTTCTGGAACAATTACAAGAAACTGGAGAAAGATTTATTAAGAATCTAAAGCCACTTGGAATGAAGCCGACGGCCGTCGATTTAGATTATTATTATATGAGTGAGTTCTGTGATGGATCTACTTTGGCTTTGGATGGAGAAATAATAGAAAAACCTGCCGGCTTGCCAACACCCGAGGATCCAGACCCCGCTGAACAGGGATATGACTGGCCCGGCCCATTTTATTCGCACGGGAACGAATTTACAACCGTTGATAATAATACATATGTTGGATATTATCACGGACACATAGACACAACATCTGGCAGCATAGTCTACATGTCGGGCGATGTTATGGCCACAACGGGCTCTGTCGAGGATCTGGATAAGAATTTACTATTAAGGCCTTTCGCATATAAAACTATCATGGGCATCACCGGCAGCGATGGTTTTCAAGGAATTGGAGATGTGCCGGAATATGGCCGTGGTGGCACAGGCACCGAAGACAAGCCGTTTATAATAGAAAAATATATCGCCATCAATGGCGCCCCCAAGAGTCCATCCGAAGCCGTCGGCACAATAAGAGCCTTGGGAACAGGCCTTATTTCAGACCATCTTCCAGGCACAATGCGCCTTGTATATCCTCCGCCAACGGCCACCGACTCAACCAGCACCGCCGCCACTGGCGCCGAAGTTGCTATGTCTACGGCTACTGTAAACCCAACAACCGGAAAGCCAAAAGATCGCTCTCAGTCACCTATAGGAGTTGATGGAGAGTTTGGTGTACGATATGGACTATCCTTTAAAATGAGAGTCGGCGACGGGCCGGCCAAGGAGATAACTTCTGTTGAGATTGATGCATTAGATATTCCCGTGACCGCCTTTACTGGCATTGAAAGCGATGGCAAACTGCTTTTGTGTTTGCTTAATAAGCTAAAAGAAGATCAAAAATACAGACTTGTGACCCAATATATATTCTCGCTAAAGAAGGTATTGGGAATAACTGCAATTTATAACGATATGGGATTCCTCCCGTCGATTGGCGAATATACCGTGGCTCGTGGAGATTTACACAAGTCTGACATTGGTGTCGCAACGTGGCCCTCCGCACCCCATGTCGGCCCCAAGCCGGGAATGTATGTAAATGTAGTTCCAATGGATGTCTCTGATGGCGACGGCGGCACTATTCAGGTTGTCGACTACGTAGAAACGTTCGCCGGCGCCCGCGGCTGGGTTGCAACGGAAGATCGAGGCGCCAAGAGTATCTTTGTCTTGGATTACGATGAATGGGATCAGCATGTGCTTAGAAGATCGGTGCGCTTAATGAAGAAAATGTTTCACGTTTATTACCATGCAAGAAAATTCGATCCCGGCGCCGGCGATGCCAATGGGGCCCAGCAATGGCTAGAGCAACTTAGAGAGAGGTTCAAGCTTTCACCTGGCGCCAGATTCTTACCATGGTGGAAGAAGAACAGACTTAGATCTAACCCATTTAATGCTGAAGGTGAATTGTGCGATAAAAAAGATTAGGTAGTACTTATATTGAGGCATATAAAAAATGGCATCCATAGCGGTTAAATTACCACTTACGAGAGATTCGATCAACGGCTTCGCAATGATCACTAGCTATAAGACGTTGATAAAGCAGAATCTTAAAATGCTTTTGCTTACTAATCCGGGTGAAAGAGTAATGGATCCGGATTTTGGTGTTGGAATGAATAGGTTTTTGTTTAGCAATTTTGATCAGACTACTTTTAACTTAATAGAGTCAAGAATAGGCGATCAAGTGGCGGCATACATGCCGGCCATTCGAATATTAGAAATACAATTTGACGCGTCAGAAGCTGATTCTAATAAACTATTAGCCAGAATTACGTATTCGGTTCCAGGTTTAAATACCAAAGATTTACTACAATTTACTATTTAAAATAAGGGTTTTTTAATGGCAGATCAACAAGGAAAGATAATGCACATCGACTATACTCATCGTGAGTATGAGTCGATTCGCAACGATTTAACGCAGATTGCAGAAAGATTTTATCCGGATAGCTTTCAAGATTTTAGTGAAGCGTCCTTCGGTTCTATGATGTTGGATGCGGTTGCCTATGTTGGCGATCAGCTGTCCTTTTACTTAGACTATAATGTTAATGAAGCATTTCTAGACACAGCATATCAGTATACGAATGTTGTGCGCCATGGTCGCGCTCTGGGATATAAATTTCCTGGGCGCCCATCTACATATGGCCAGGTAGCTTTCTTTATCATGGTGCCGGCATCTGCGACCGGTATTGGCCCAGATAGCAATTATATCCCAACATTAAAGAGGGGCACCACTATTTCAAGCGACACCGGTTTAGGATTCGTGTTAACTGAAAATATTAATTTTGCTGATCCTGAAAACATTACTGTTGCTGCAAGGGTTGATTCCACTACCGGCGCCCCAACCCACTATGCGATTAAATCCTATGGAA